AGTCGTATTGGTGTAGACAGCAAGCCCCCGAGGCCTATTGGAAGCAGCCCAACAGCAAATGGTTCGACGACTACGCGGGCCAGGAAGACGTAGTTCTCGACGACTACAAGGCTTGGCTTCCCTGGGCCAACCTCCTCCACCTCCTCGATGAAACACCGCACACCGTAGAGACTAAGGGTGGACAAAGTGAATTTGTAGCACGTAGGATCTTTATTACGAGCAACTGGACCCCTGATAAGTGGTATGGCAAGGACGACGAGGACAACAACAACAACAAGTATCCTCTCAAGGCTCTCACCCGTCGAATCAACGTGTTCAAGTGGTTTCTTCCTGGAATCAATTTCGAGGAAGACCCAACCGACCTCCGCATTGAAACATTTGCAAACTACGACGCATTTGTACAAGCTACTTGTACTTTTAACTCTTAATGAGTACTAGCAACGACTGGGAACTAGTTAACAATAAACTAGATAAAATAATATGCCTACTCGAAAGCGAAAGTCCTCCTACAAGCGACGAGGAGCAAGACGTCCTTCCTATAGACGTAGACGAACCTCCTACAAAAAGAAATCGTGGGGAAACAGAATCACCACCAGAAGAGCTCCTGCAGACCTCTTTGCCGATCAAGTCTTCATCGTCCTCAAATCTGCGTTTATTTGGGAGCCCAGCACTTCTGTCATCACCGGCGGGGAAAGCCTCGCTCTCGAGGTCACGAACCTCTTCGACCCGTCTGGGGCTCTCGGGTCGCGGCAACCGCTCGGGCTACAGAACCTAGTAGGCACTAGGGGTATGTACAACAAGTACATACTAAATGGAGCCTCAATAAGCATTAAGGCTCAACCAGCGGACCCCCTGGTATTTGAAGACCTGGTCTACACAGTACATCCAACAAACAACACTCCCTATAGTGAAACCTCCTATTCTACGCGTTTCCCACTGGAAATACCTATGGCAAAGAGTACGACAGTAATATTTAGAGTAGAGAAGCCTATGACAGTGAAGCACTACATGTCTTCGAAGAAGATAACTGGTGGACAGATGCACAAACACAATGCAGCCTCTGTAGGAACTGTAACGACGGCAGGAGTAATCACGCCCCCTACGTACACTTGGTACTGGAATATACGGGCGTGGAACCCTTGGAATCCAACAAACAACACAACAGGACGCTGTATGATATTTCTCAAGCAATATGTATGCTTATTTAACAAAAAAGACATAGAGTTCTGAATAAATTTGTCTTCAAACCTGTCCGGAAGCCCTGTCTGCGAAGCCGTCGACGTAACTACCAGAGATTAAATTATAAATCGAACCGGGGGCAAGCTTATACCCTAATTATCAAGGTGTAGGGGCCGAGCGGTCCTGCGGCCCCTACATACCGATTCCAAGTACTAACGAGAGTCCTGGAATATGCGTAACTAAGCTACGGTAACTAAGCAACACGCCATGGTAACGGTAACTAAGCAACGGTAACTAAGACAACATGCCATGGCAACAGTGACATAAATGACAGCGGGATTGCACCCTGTAAAGCGGGATTCGACCCCAGCATACCAAGAAGTTGAGGCACAGTATTACCCTCAACTTCGGCACACGCACAACCTCCTCCTGGCTTATGAATGAACCGTTTCTGGTGCTTCACGCTCAACAACCCCGATGGCCTCCTCGATACAGACCTGCAGGCCGCCCCCGACGTGCGCTACTATGTCTATCAGCACGAGTGTGGAGACAACGGCACCGAGCACTTCCAAGGATACCTGGAGCTTGCACGAACCCAACGCCTCTCTTATGTCCGCTCACTTATTCCCGGAGCACACTGGGAACCTCGTCATGGCACGCAGGCGCAGGCAATTGCTTACTGCAAGAAGGAAGAATCCCGTTTAGATGGTCCGTTCGAGCACGGGCAGCCCTCTGCAGGTCAGGGGACTCGGGTGGATATCTTAGCATTCAAGAAGCTCGTAGACGAAGGAGCAACCGACAGGGAGATATGGGATGCCGCACCTGCGCAGTACCTGAGATATGCCAATCTTCTGGGAAAGGTACGCCGCTTAACTCAGCCTAAACGCACCTGGAAATCGCAAGTAACCCTCTGCTATGGCCAACCAGGATCTGGCAAGTCGTATTGGTGTAGACAGCAAGCCCCCGAGGCCTATTGGAAGCAGCCCAACAGCAAATGGTTCGACGACTACGCGGGCCAGGAAGACGTAGTTCTCGACGACTACAAGGCTTGGCTTCC